ATTCCTACCATGATGCAAGAGATGAATATCTCTACATTGAAACTAGCAGATGGTTCTTCAGTTGAAGTTAAACCAGTTTATGGGGCTTCTATTTCCGCAGCGAATAAAGAAGCAGCCTATACATGGCTTCGAGAAAACGGCCTGGGTGATCTTATTAAAAATGAGATTACTGTTTCCTTTGGTCGTAACGAAGACAACAAGGCATCGCAATATGCGGTCCTTGCGCAAGGTCAAGGGTACGAACCTGTCCAGAAATTAAAGGTCGAACCTATGACACTTAAAGCATTGGTCAGAGAGCGTCTAGAGTCTGGACAAGAGATGCCCTCTGATCTTTTTAACGTGTTCACAGGAAACAGAACCAAAGTAACAAGGAACAAATAAACATGAACCAAGTAGCAGAGAAAAAGCCTGCAGGTCTTCCAACAAATATGTTTGAAGATGATGCAGCAAAAGGTTTGGGCAAAATAGGTCAAGAAGATCTAGCTCTACCTTTTCTTAAAATCCTTGGACAGCTTTCACCAGAAGTTAATAAACGTGATGGTAAGTATGTTGAAGGTGCAGAACCAGGTATGATATATAATTCAGTATCTGGAGATCTGTATGACGGAGTAAAAGGTATCGATGTGATTCCATGCTTTTATAAGTTGGAGTACATTGAATGGAAAGATAGAGGGGACGGACCAGGTGCACCAGTTGCAATTTATGATTCATCTTCTGATATCATGTCCAAAACAAAACCAGATGCAAACTACAAAGATAGATTACCTAGTGGTAATTATATTGAGAAGACTGCATCTCACTTTGTCATTGTAACGGGAGATAGTCCATCGACAGCGTTGATATCTATGAAATCTACTCAATTAAAAATTAGTAGAAAATGGAATTCAATGATGTCTGGTATCAAAATGAAAGGTAAGAACGGGTTATTTACACCGGCATCTTTCAGCCACATTTACAAACTAAAAACCACTCAAATGTCAAACGATAAAGGCACATGGTTTGGTTGGGAAGTTAGTAAAGCTGGCCCAGTAGCTGATCAATCCTTATATAGTCAAGCCAAATCATTTAGTGAAAACATTTCAAAAGGAAATGTAAAAGCTAAACACGGTGAGGATAAACCAAAGGAAAGCATAATCTAATTCTCTAAGAGAATGTGTGCACAGTGTGGGCCGGACGCGAGAGTGGGCGGCCCACATCGACAGTTATGGAAAAAAGATATATAGAATTTTTTAATGGATACAGACATGCATATGGTGTCGCTGATTTTGAACACCCAGATGCATATGTAGATAATGAAACTGGTAAAAAGAAACCAGTGTATAGATGGAACTATGAAGATCTTACTGATGATATCTATCAAGCACATCTAGAAGGTAAGCTATCAATTGGAATTCAGCCCTGTAATGAAAACTCAGAAGTAAAATTTGGTGTTATAGATATAGATCCAAAAGACTATGACAACTTTGATAAAAAATTTTTTATAGAAAAAATTCAGGAATATAGTTTACCATTACTACCAGTAGCTTCTAAAAGCGGTGGTCTACATTTATTTATTTTTATGAAAACTTTTACAAGCGCATCTGCTGTAAAATCTTTTCTAAGTAATTTACTACCAACATTTAAATTAAAACCTGATTGTGAAATATTTCCAAAACAAACACAACTAACAAAAGACAATGAAACAGGACAACTACGTCCAGGTCAATTTATAAATCTACCATATCTAGGAGGTGATAAGAGACAAGCTCTTAATGCAGATGGAACAACATTTACTCTAGACCAGTTTATGCAGGTCATCGAAGCAAACCTGGTAGACAAAGAAAGACTGAAAGAAATTACTGAATCAATAGAACAAAAAGATATGCAAGGTGTTGACGAAGATTTTAACGAAGGACCACCTTGTCTAGCCATACTATCCAAGCTAACTTCTAATCCAGATTTTGATGGCAAAGATAGATTTATGTATAATTATCATGTGTTTACAAAGATGAAGTATCCGGATAACTGGCAACAGAAAGTAAAAAATGCACCAGTCAAATATTTTTCTGGAGAGCATGCAAATGCATGGGATGATAAAATATTAAATGCAAAAGTAAAATCATGGAACAGAAGTACAAAAGGTTATACATGTACACAGAGTCCTATTAGTGAGTATTGTAAGAAAGGTATCTGTGTTAAGAAAAAATATGGAGTCTTAGCAGGATCAAAAGGATCTTACCCTGTGTTAACAAATCTTAAAAAAATAGATCTAGATCCAGAACCAGAATATGAATTTGATGTAACAAAACCAGATGGTATTGGCACAGCAACTGTGCATTGTAGATCTGTTGAACATTTAAATGATCAACGTAAAAGACGTAACTCAATATCAAAAGCTGCAGGATTCTTACCACCTCTTATCAAAGGTGATCAAGAACAAATGGTTATGGATGCATTATATGCAACACAAAAGATAGTACACCCACCTATTGGTACATCACCAAAAGAAAAACTACATGATGTATTACATGCAAAAATAAATGGACCAAGAGCTACAAGTGATGCAGCATTTAAAACTGGATCTGTGTTAATAGAAAACGATCTAGCATTTTTTAAGTTTGATAAATTTTTTGACAAGCTACGATCTAAGAATTGGAAACATAGTGAAGATAAGACAGGTCGTATGATGCAAGTTATATATAAAGATTGTGAGATAGATTTTTTAGAACAAAAAAGATATCCATCAAAAGAATCTGGTAAATACAATTCATCTACCAAGAATGTTGTACAAATAAATATAAAAGCATTTGAAGAAGTGCCGATACACCACACAAAAATGGTGCACAAAACGGAGATAATGTGATTAGTAGAAAATTATTCGGGCCTCCGGGAACAGGGAAAACTACAAAGTTATTACAATATGTTAAAACATTTTTAAAACTTGGTACAGATATTGATAAGATAGGTTATTTTGCATTTACCACTAAAGCTGCAAACGAAGCTATTGATAGAATGTTAGACTATCACACACCTTTTCAGAAAAAAGATTTAAAATATTTTAGAACATTACACTCACTAGCTTTTACTAGACTTGGATTAAAAAAATCAGAAGTATTACAAGATGAACATTACGAAGATATAGGTAGGAGACTAGGTATACAGGTGACAGTATATTCTGATGGTCAAGAAACTACAGGATTCGTAGATTCTAACAGCGAATATTTTAATCTTATAAATGCAGCTAGAATAAAAGAGGTATCTATAGAGGATGAATATAATACAGATATGTATTCACAGGACATGGATAAACAATTATTACAAATTATTTCAGACGAATTACAAAACTATAAGGATGCATATAAACTAGTAGATTTTACTGACATGATAGAAAGATTTAATGTGTCTAAATTGTGTCCAAATTTTGACATAGCATTTATTGACGAGGCCCAGGATTTATCACCGATACAATGGAAAATGGTAGATATTATAACGAAAAATTCCAAATATGTTATACTAGCAGGTGATGATGATCAAGCAATTTATGGCTGGGCAGGCGCAGATGTAAAAAAATTTCAGCAAAAGTTTTCAAAGAAAGACATAATTTTGCCACAATCTTACAGGGTCCCACTAAAGGTACAGGACATAGCAAATAAGATCTTAGATCGAATACCAGATGAGAGAAGAATTAAAAAACAATGGCAAGCAAGAAGAGAAGTTGGTGATGTAAATTATATTACAGACTTAGATGGTCTACCTTTACATGATGGCAATTGGTTAATACTTGCAAGATACAACGACAGACTAAACAAACTTATGCCACTATTAAAAGATATGGGTATTTACTATCAATACAAAGGCAGAAAAAGTTACAAGTCAACCTTGTTTAGAACCATTCTAAACTACATAAGATGGCAAAAAGGTGAGCTGTTATCTTTGTCTGAAGTAAAAGATGTTATTGAATGTACAGGTAGTAACTTAAAACCAACGGAAGAAAAAATGTATGATCTTGCAGATTTAACTTACGATAAAACAATAAATTGGTTTGATGTATTTGTAGTAGACTACGAAGAATGTTTATACATACGTGAGATGTTAAGTTATGGAGAAAAATTATCAAAAGATGCAAGAGTAAAATTATCTACAATACATGCAGCAAAAGGTGGAGAAGCTGACAATGTGTTATTAATTTTGGATAATACAAAAACAATAAGAGAATCATCAGAAAAAAACGAAGACAAAGCAGATGAAGAAAACAGAGTCTGGTATGTTGGTGTAACAAGAACAAAACAAAATTTATACATCATGTCAGCACGTAAGGAGGACAGAGGTTATGACATCGAAAGTTTGGGATAAACAACACGGAGGATCACATTATCAAAAATATAAAATACAGCCAAGTAAGTTTGTAGTTGAGAATGAATTGCTATATCCTGAAGGTTGTGCTATAAAATATATTATAAGACATCGAGATAAAGGAAAGAAGCAAGATATATTGAAAGCAATACACTTTTTAGAAATGATATTAGAACGAGATTATAATGAAAATACCTAAGTTTGAAGCACAAACAGAATGGGTTAAACCCACAGAATTTCCTGACCTACGCCAGGTCGATGAGATTGCAATTGATTTAGAAACAAAAGATCCTGATTTATTAAAGAAAGGATCTGGTTCTGTAATAGGTAATGGTGAAGTTATTGGTATCGCTGTTGCTACAAAACATTTTAAAGGTTACTTTCCTATTGCACATGAAGGTGGTGGTAACATGGATAGATCAAGAGTCATGTCTTGGTTAAAAGATATACTCGAAGCACCATCAACAAAAATTTTTCACAATGCAATCTATGACGTTTGTTGGTTGCGATCAATGGGACTAAAAATAAATGGTGACATAGCCTGCACCATGATAGCTGCAGCGTTGACCGATGAGAATAGATTCAGATACGATCTTAATAGTTTATCATGGCACTATCTTGGTTATGGTAAGAACGAGGCTGCACTTGCAGAAGCTGCAGAAGAGTGGGGCATAGATCCAAAATCAGAGATGTACAAATTACCTGCGATGCATGTTGGTGCATATGCAGAACGTGATGCTGAGGTTACGTTTGGACTTTGGCAAGAGATGAAAAAAGAAATAATTAATCAGGACCTAGAAGATATATTTGATCTAGAGTCTGATCTGTTTCATTGTCTGGTTGATATGAGATTCAAGGGTGTACGTGTAGATGTAGAACGTGCACATGAAATGAAAAAAGAATTGATAGCACAAGAACGTGATTTACTACATAAGATAAAAGGTGAGACTAACATTGATACACAGATCTGGGCAGCAAGATCTATTGCAAATGTATTTGATATGTTACGATTAGAATATCCACGTACAGAAAAAACTGCATCACCATCTTTTACAAAAAACTTTTTACAAGAACACAAACATCCAGTAGTAAGGATGATTGCACAAGCAAGAGAGATTAACAAAGCACATACAACATTTATAGATTCTATTTTAAGATACGAACATAAAGGTAGAATCCATGCTGAGATAAACCAACTCAGATCACAGACCGGGGGCACGGTTACTGGTAGATTCTCCTACCAGAATCCTAATCTTCAACAGATTCCTGCTAGAAACAAAGACCTTGGACCTAAGATAAGGTCATTATTTATACCCGAGGAGGGCCATAGATGGGGTGTATTTGACTATTCTCAGCAAGAGCCTAGGTTGGTAGTGCATTATGCATCTTTGTACAAATTACCGTCTGTATATGACGTTGTAGATGCCTATCAAAACGATGCTAGCTCAGACTTTCACCAGACCGTAGCTGATATGGCTGAGATACCTAGAACACAGGCTAAAACAATTAACCTAGGATTGTTCTACGGCATGGGTAAAGCAAAATTGCAAGCAGAATTAGGGGTAACAAAGGACAAAGCTGTTGACCTATTTAATACATACCATTCTCGTGTACCATTTGTAAAACAACTAATGGAGAAAGCATCTAACAGAGCACAGGATCGTGGACAGATACGTACCCTGTTGGGTAGACTATGCAGGTTTCATCTTTGGGAACCTAATCAGTTTGGTATGCACAAAGCATTGCCACACGAAGAAGCACTCAGAGAGCATGGACCGGGGATCAGGAGAGCTTACACATACAAAGCATTAAATAAATTAATTCAAGGATCTGCTGCTGACATGACTAAGAAAGCTATGTTGGAATTATACAAAGAAGGTATCGTACCTCATATACAAATACATGATGAACTAGATCTATCAATTGAAGATGACGCACAAGCTAAAAAAATTATTGAGATTATGGAAGAGGCTGTTACACTAGAAGTGCCCAATAAAGTTGACTACGAGTTCGGAAATAATTGGGGAGAGATAAATGGATAATATATATGGCTTACTTAAATGCAAACATACCAGTAACTTATGCACAAATAAGGAGAGAATATTTATATGACATGGAAAAACATAGGGGAGAAGTTGAAGACTGCATTATCTTTGGTCTTAGCGCTCTTACAGGTCGTGCTATCTTATGGCATGCACTTATGGAAAACGGCGCTGTATTTTATCGTCTCCCGATATCTGCCTTCATACAAAGAGGATTTAAGCCGGCCGATGTACCTAGGCGTAGACTTGACGAGTTGGAGTTATGGAATTGTTTTAGTTATTATCCTGCTGTTACTAGTTGGGATATTTTAGACGGACAAGCCGGTAAATACATAGGCAAAGACAAGAAATGGCACCCAGGTAAATATTTATTTACTGTTGATTTTGCCCACCCAGAGAGTAATATACTTGACACAGATCATTCTGAAATACCGCACGAACACAAGTGCGCTCACATAATT